TGAAACCCATAATTGGTCAGAACCGTTTAAAGCAGTCACAGGGCCAATTTGATATTCCCATTGACCTATCAGTACTTCAGCATTGATTCCACCTATGTCTAAGCCTATTTCTGCACATTTGGTGAGATGTTCTTCTACTATCTCTCTACCAATAACGTTAAGTCCCCCAACACCACAGTAATAATCACCTTGTGGTCTTGGTTTACCTGAATCACCGGCTAAAAAACCTAAAGGAAATCCTCCACCATACCTAAAATGATTATTTGGGTCTGGAGCGTGTGTAATAACGTATTCTTGTTCCCAACCAAACCAAGGAACTTCTGAATGATTTGCATCATACTCTTTGAATTTAAGGTCATTTAATAAATCTCTTAACTTACTTCTTGTGTTTGATTTGTGTGGTGTTTTACCGTCAGGGTTGTAAACCTCACAGAAAACTAATTTATGTGGTGATGTAGACACAGAAGATTTACTTCTAAAAGGGTCACCAACAACATAAACAGGTTTTAAAACACAGTCAGTACCGTTAAAACCAAATTCTTCACCACCAGCTTGTTTTGTAGAACTACCATCAAAACTCCAAAGTGGGTAAGATTCAGGGTAACCTTGTTTAGAATTACCATCTCTTTCAAGTATGTCAGTACTATCAACAACTTTTGTTTTACTTCTTAGATTTTGGGGGCTATTACCGTCCAGCCAAATATATTCTAAAAAAACTTTACTCATAATTTTGTTATTATTTATTTTTTGTTATATGTTTTAATTATACTAAATTAAATCTATTTAGAAAACCGCTATAAACAAAAAAACCCTCCAATTGGAGGGTTTATTAAAAAAATACTTTTAGTGAGACTATAATTCCGACTATTATTTGTATGAATAGTAAAATAGCTATAGTCGCTGTCCAACGATTTTTTTGTTTATAAACCTCATCTTTAGCTTCTTTCATTTGAGAGGGTGACCACACATCGTTTATTTTTTCTTGCCAAATTTTTAAATCTTGTAAAGATTTTTCTGTGTTTTTAACATCATTTAATTTAGAGTTAATATTTTCAATATTTTCTCTTAAATTTTCATAATTGTTGTTCATCCTATCAAGTTCTTTAAGGACCAACTTAGAATATTCAGCCCAAAGTGTTTTGAAATTTTCTTCTTGTTGTGACATTTTAAATTAAATGTTTACTACTTTCTAAAATTGTTACAATAGATGCGAATAAAGTTTCGTAAGATTTTATCTTACAATCTTTATTAGTCTCACAATTAATCTTACTCATTTCGTTATGTATCAAATCGTCAACACTTTCTATAAGTCTCTGATAATCTTTATCATCACCAAAATCAAATTCTTTGGATTCGATTTCTTTTACTATTTGACGTAACTTTACTAAATTTTCTGATTCTGTTTTAACCATTAGAAACAGGTTTTAAAATTTGTTATTAACTTAAGTTAGTTTTAAGTTCGTAAACTTTTAAAATATCTTCTTTAAAAGAATCTTTGTTGTACCCCAAATTATAAACAACATCTTTAGCCTCTAATAATTTAGATTTAATTTCTAAATTATCACCAAATTGTTTTAAAGAGTTGTTGATAAGTGTAATAGATTCTTTAACCATATCTTTTAATAAAGTTTCTTTTTCTGTTTCATTTGTAGAAAGAATAGTTTTTAAAACTCTTTTTTCTTCTTCAGAAATATTAGAATACTTTTCGTTATACTTTTTAGTTACAATATCTAAAAATTTATTAGAATCAACAGGTTTTATACTTGTGGATTCATTAATTTTTTTAGGTGAAAGTAACCATTTTTTAACGTACTCAAAAGAGTCGTGGATTTTGTTAATAGTTTCAGCCTTTTTTTCTAAAACAATTAAATCATTTAAAGATTCGTGTAATTGTTTTAATTCATAATCAAAAGAAGTAATTTTTATTTTATTACTTAATTTTTCATTTTCTTTAATGATATCTTTTTTACCAAACTCATTGAATAATGAAATATTTTCTTTTAAATATTCAGTGGCACTAACTTCTGAGTCAAAACAACCGTTCTCAATGTTTTTATAAACAATAAACTGTGTTCTTAAAATAGGACTTTCAGAAATACTTTTAATAAATTCTTTATATTTCTTTTTGTTACCCCCTTTTGATTCGTTTATGTACGAATCTATTAAGGATTTTGCGTATGTGTTTTTAATTATACCGAAATTCATTTTTAGCTTTTAATATATAAATATTATTAATTTTGTAATAAATTAAAGTCATCTAAATCTTCGTCACTATTTTCCTCTTCTTCACCTATTAAATTTTTAATTCCTTCGGTCATCATCATAATATCTTCATTTTTTCTCCTACCCTCCATTAATAACTTGTCGATGATTGATTTGTCTTTATAACGGAAACTCTCACCAAATCCAGTTTCAGCCCCACCTTCTCCACCAGCCTCAGTTTCAGCCCCACCTTCTTCACCGCCACCTAGTTCACCACCACCTAGTTCAAGGCCACCGCCTCCACCGAATCCGCCACCTCCACCGAATCCACCTCCAGCTTCAGCTCCACCACTTTCTTCAACACCACCTTCAGCTCCAGCTGCAGGAGGCCCACCAATTTCACCATAAAGTTTAGTAACTCTATCAAAGAAACCTGTTTTCTTAACAACTTCAGGAGTGTTTTCTAATTCTTTAGAAGCCGCTCTTTCCATCATTTGTTGTTCAAGGTCGGTTTTAATTTCCTCATCAGTCCAATTAAAAATATTTTTCTTAGCCCAAGTATGTGATGAAGGGGCTATGCCACCATCAATTTGAGATACCAAATCTTTATAAAGAAGAACTTTTTCTTTCCATTGTTCAACTTTTAACATCTCACCTTGAGTAGATGGGTTAGTAAGATTTAAAGTAAAATTATTTAAATCATCAGTAAAACCTAAAATAAATAAATGAATAATAGCTAACTTATTCAATTCTTGAATCATAGATTGTTGAATTCTATTGATTGTTCTAGCAAAACGAATATCTAATAAAGCTAAATTTTTACCATCACCAGCAGCCTCTTCAAATCCTAAAAATGCTTTAGGTACTCTAAGTGCGGTTAATAATTTCTTTTGAATATATTCAATGTCAGCAATTTGATCTAAATTACTAGCACCCGCCAAAGTATCAATCGGGTTTGGTGCGTTAGGGTCACGAACAGGAACAAAATAATCTTGGTCTACCGCTAATGTGTTGTAACGTAAATCAACCTGTCCTGATTTTTGGTCAACAATTTGTTGTCTTTTAAATTTATTAGCGACTTTTTGTACGTAAGCATCAACGTCTTTGTCATCAATGTTACCTACATAGATTTTAAATACACGTCTTTCAGGTGCTCTAACAACACGGTAGACTAACATTGCATCTTCAGATAATAACATTTGTTTCCAAATACGTCTAGCCTTTTCTAATACTGAAGTACCGTAAGGTAAACGTCTGTCATCACCTAATAAACGGAAATGTGCGATTTCCCACGGGTTAAAATCCATGGCCTTTTCACGCCAATGAAAAATAACCTGTTTTTTCTTTTGTTCTTGTGTTTGGGTTGTATTACCTTCTTTTTGAGTAGGAAACATACCTTCTTCTTTACGTTCTATCTCAATATTAGTTAATTGTGAAGAACCTATAACACCTTTTTTATTGTCTATTTTTAAAAAAACAAAATTATCACCATATTTACACGTATTACGAGTCCACATTGGTAAATTAGTTTGAATATCAAGTACGTTGTAAAATAAATCTTCTAAAACGTTTTTAACTCTTTTAGAGTTTGATTGTATGGTAAGTACTTTACCCTGTTCACTTGGTGTACAAGATTCTTCTGCCATAATATCTAAAGCTGCAGAAATTTCAGGTGTAAATTCCATAGCCTCATAATCCATATATGAAGCAATTCTTGAGGTCTCATAATAAACAGCTTTTTGATAAAGCTCATTATCCACTCTTTGCCATTGTGACTCAAGATAACTTTTTTGTTGTAATTCTAATTTTTGTTTATCGTAATCTTGTTTTGATTGCATGGTGATTAAATCACCGTCACCAAAACTATATTTTGGGGTAGTTCTTTCAGGTTTTTTATTTTGACCAAAAAGGTAAAATAATTTCTGATATACTGTTAAATCTTTATTGTCGGCCATTAATTAATTTTCAAACCTTGTTATATTATATTTAGAAATAAATATT